CGCTTGCGGGCGCAGGAATAGCAGTTGGTACAACTGAAAGTATCGTTTTGGGATTTACCGCTTTAGCGGGAGTATCGATCGACCTCATAACACGGAGGTGGATCAAATGAAATTAAAAGACATTATTATAGCAACGGTAGCGGGAATAGTAATGGGTTTAGCCCTATTTTCGGACACATTGTTAAATGCGGGAGTTATATAACATGGGTTTTAAAAATGAATATAAAAAGGCTTTAAAATATAGCATGGCTGTAGGTGGAGCAATGATTGCTGGACCAGCTGGTGCAAAAGCAGGTTATGATTTGGGTTCAACATTTGACCCAAGAAATAAAAATAACAAAAGCGGAACAGATTTAGGAAAATTAAGAGCCGACGCAGTTGCAAATGGTTTTAATCCATTAACAGTATTACGAGCAACAGGCGGACAAGGATATTATAAGAATCAAGTCCCTATGGGACGTTTAAGTTCAGATGCATTTTTTAATGCATTTGATGCTTATGAACGTAAACAAAATAAAAATATATCTGTAAGCGATGAAATACAGCGCGGACGTCATGATATACCATTAACTGTAACAGCATACGATCCAAATGGAGTAGTACCTGATTTTAACGTAATTAATCCAGAATTAATTGAAAGTAGTGCAAACGAAGCATTAAGTTCTGCGGCTATGATTGCAACACAATATGTTGCACAACATGGCGGTGATTATGAAACAGTATTGGCAACAATACAAAATATTAATCATTCAAGAAAAGTAAACGAACAAGACCCAATAAGATTGAAAAATAATAAAATTTCAAAATCTATATATAAACAAATAACCAATTTAATTGGTGATTCATTAGATGGAAAATTACAATCATTTGAAAAATTAATTGGATTTGATCGTAATGAAAAAATATTAGTCACACCAATATTACAACAACAGCGCGTTATGGAGCAATTTCCATAATGTGCGCCAAGTGTAAAAAAATACGAAAAATTATAACCAAAATCATTGCCAGGAGGAAACGCAAATGACTGATTATATAAAGGACGAAGAACAAAGAAATTCACATCTGTACGGTATGTATCATACCGATCATGATTTGATGTCAGCTCATATTCATTACGTAATTGAATCATGGGACGAAGAACAGCCAGAAAATATTAAAGAATGGCTAACAAATTTATTAGAAAATTATGGTACATAAGGAGAGACCTAAATGAGAATGACTGAACTAATACCAAACAGCCCGATTGCTGTACAGAAATCGCGCCGATCTTCAAAAGGTCGAGTATTGACATCAGGCGACGCAGGTAAAATCCTGCCGTTGAAATACGAATGGCTTCACCGTGAAGACGGCCTGCAAAGCGGTAAAATCCGCATGAACGTTGAAATGATGGAAACAACACAGATGTTAATGAACGGTGTTGGCGTAACACTTTACGCACACTTCGTCCCAATGCTTGCATTTGACCGTTTTAACGGATCAATGGACGAATTAAACCGATCATATAAAAAAGAAAATGGCGCCGCTGGAAGTGTAGTACCATTTTTTGAAAGTAATAAATATTACCATACAACAAATGCAGCAGTATATGGTTTTACTGATTCTGAAGGACCTGTTGTTGATACTTCGACAAATACTGTTGATGTACATACTGGTACTTTTTATCAAACAATGGGAATTCATACACAAGCTACAAAATTTAATACATCAATTGTTGAAGCATATAATGCAATCGTTAATCATAGACGCAAAGCGAGATCAAAATCATTACCATTAAGAAATGCATTTGATCATAGTTTAGCTGACGCGTTTTGGATTAATAATGGAATGCAAAATATTGTTCCTGATTACGATCAGAATTTAATTGACGGACAAGTAACACTTGCTGGATTGACATTTCAAGCACCAATTAAAGCACCGATGTATTCACGAGATGGTGGAACAGGTGTTGCATCAAATAATGATACAACAACAGACACATTAGGGTTTTCACCCGCAATGTCTGGCGCTGAGATTATAGATCAAGGCGATATGTATTTATTTGATGAAATATATGCAGAATTAACAACAGGCGGAAACGCAACAATGTCACTTGCTGACATTGAACAAGCACGTAAA